TAATGGGTGCTAATCCTTGACGTTTACGACTCTCATTTCTGGCTACTAGTCTCTGCTGCGCTTGACCGGCCCATTGCATCTTGGTATGTGGACTAGCTACCTTTGTAAGATCAGACAAGGACTTGATGAGTTCGTCGGCGATATCGTGCACTTTCTCTTTAGATCTAAAGAAATATCTATTGGAGACTGTACTCTTAGAGAGATCTTCCACAAGACCACGATCAGCAAATCCATCGCATAGACGGTTGATAGTCTCAACTGGTGTCTCAGGTGACACTGCTACAACTAAATTATCATCGTCTATCTGTTTAATCTTGATCTGACTCATGGTCTTCCTCTTCGTCTGATTTCTTTAGTTTAGTGGGCGGTTTCTTAGCATCAGCTAGTTTGTGCTTATGTTTCTCGTCCGCAAGTTGAGTTTTTTGCTTAGCTTGTTGCTTTAACTGCGCTTCCATCATCTTAAGTTTTAAGGCTTGCTCTTTCTTCTTGAATTCAAGTTCCATCTCGATCTGCTTCTTATGCAATTCAAGTTTTAGCTTACGCTCTTCAAGATCCATCTCAGCCATCTTCTTCTGAATCTCTTTCTCAGAACCATCAGGAGCTTGAGACTTAGCATTCTCGTATTCTAGGTCCATCATTCGTTTCTGATGCTCTTTGTCAGAACCATCGGGAGAGCCAGCAGCAGCAGTCTGATACTCGAGATCCATCATGCGTTGCTTGTGTTGCTTATCTTGCTCGGGATCTGGTGACGAGGACTTAGCATTCTCGAACTCAAGATCCTTCATGCGTTTAGTGTGCTCGTGTTCCACATCAGCCTGACGTTCGGCATGCTTATGGTCTATTTCGGCCTGGCGCTTCTTCATATCAAGATCTAACTCATTGGATGCCTTGGCATTCTCAACATCAGCCTGAGACATTGCCATAGTGGCATGAGCCTTAGCTTCTGCCGTAAGATCCGGCGGCATCGAATGACGTCCATGGACTATATACTCGATCTCAGGGGGAGTGTATCCCTCTTGCTCCAGCGCTGCCTTTAACTCATCATCGTTTCCGGAATCCCCGTCATTCGATTCTTGAACGGGTTCCTCTTCAGAAGATTCATCGTCTTCTGGAACTTCTTCCTCTTCGCCTTCTGGTTGGGTAGGATCCATTTCCGGGGAAGACTCGTCGGCGCTTTCTGGTGGAATTTCTTCTTCACCTTCTTCAGGTTGAGCAGATTCTTCCGGGAGTGCCGCCCCTGTATCCTGCAACTCTCCTTCTTGAGGTTGCTCTTGGCCGGGAGGTGGCTCGTTGAATCCACCTTCTTCCTTGATATCCATGATAGCGGTAGTATTATCAAGTGCAGCTTTAATTAAAGCCCAACGATCGGCTAAAGATTTAGCCTTCTTTTTTCTAGGATCTTTCTTGAGTGGTTCTTGCCCCTCAATCTGTTCCTGTTTTCCGTCTGGTGCAACTTCAATAATCTTACTCATCACTATTCCTTTTATAACGCGTCTATGATAAACTTCTTCTGATAGTAGCCTCTCATAGCGTCCTTCTGTTGGGCTATGATCTTCTCAAGATCTGCCAAACGATTCTGCAAGTACGCAGGACCTAATGTCCCAACACTCTGACTTGTACCATCTATACCGATACTTACAGAGTTATAGGCAAACAATACAGGTCCCATAGCTGACAAAAGATAATAGGCTGCTAAGTTTTCGATAAGTGAAACAACCATAGCTGGAACCTTATTAAGTTCAAAACCAGCGTCATATTCTATTCTAACAGCTCCTGGCCAATAATTCAACATCTGACTGTTAAAAGCATGGAAACCCAAACCGGAGTATATACTAACAATAAGGCCCGAGATACTAACTCCCATAGCTGGAACTAGTTGTACTGTACCTTCCTGAGGTTGTACATAGATATACTCTAATGGTATATTGACGAGGGGCGGAAGACCACTAATACCGTTGTTGAATGTAAGTTGAAACTGTCTGACCGTCAAGATAGGCGAGTGATTTAACTTAACATAACCAAAGCTCCAGAAGTTCATAGCTCTACTGTAGTCCTGGTTCTCGATGAATGTCACTGGAGTGATGTACATATCGAACTCATGCTCTATTGCGGATATAGCCTGCTTGATAAAGCTCTCTATCGCATCATTGCTTACTTCTTGTCCAGTTAAGGAAGAGCGCAGCGGTATACCAAATAACACAGTATCTTTCATAGTTCTTGCCGTAGGAATAGGCATATAACGCAGTGGTTTATTGTGCTGATCTACGTTCCACGCTGGAAATACAGCATTAGTAGTGGTCTTTGTTATGCGACCACCATTATTATCGTTCTCAAAGTTCGGCTCATCGTACTCGGGGATATTATCCACGAATTGACCACCACCGTCATAGTTATTATCGTCGTCCATTACCCTTGTCCTCCTGGCTTCTTAGGCATTAATGCCTTCTGAGCTTGGATCCTTCCAAGCCTCTCACCAATCTCTGGTCCCTTAGGATGAGATCCTATCAAGTCTTTACTTGATATGGTCTTAACCGGTGGCGCCTTAGTTTTACTGTATTGTTTCTGAGCCCTGCGCATCTCAGCTGGTATCTTATCTTGATCTCTTAGAGCAGTCTGCATCAATCCACGGATCTTATTGCCAGCATGTGTTGAGAACGATGCCTTGCTAGGATGTTGATGATTGTAATCGTTGATCGCTTGCATCAATCCATGCATTCCGGCTTCATGTAACATGCTCATATCCATCTCCGGAGATTTAGGATCGAGTCCTAACTTTTTCATAACCTTCGATGCACTCATCCCAATTAGAGGATGATAGTGAGCAAAGAACTGCTCAACCTTTGGATTCTTAGATGGACCTGGGCCAAGAATGCGAGCAACATCCTTCTTAGAGGCTTCGTCGTATTGCCCCATGTCTTCGGCGCTCTCCGGTTTCTTTGCTTTCTTATTGTAGTCCTGTGCATACTGCTTGATAAAGTCTGGATTGCTATGAGCAAAAGAGGCAGAAGGATCTTGCATTATGCGTCCAGTAGTACCTTCCTCACCTTTGACTCCACCAACATTCTGTAGAGCTGCTTCTGTGGACATGCTCTCTTCTGGATTAGATCCGCCCTGGATGATGTTGCGAATTTCAGCGTCCTTAGCTGCAGCATGTTGAGCTTTAGCTCCCTCGCCCTTCTTGTTAGCAGCGTGATGCTCGGTGATGGCATTTTTTAGATGCTCTGGGTTCTTCTGTTTCCAATCACGTTCAAAATTATCATCCATCTCCATCTGCTGCATTGGGTCTGCATTCTTGTAATCATCAGAGTTAATAAGTTGCTGGTAAGCAGCCTTACGTCCACCATGAGCTTTCTCACGGGCCTCAATGATCTGACCTTGATGATGTAGAACTGGATTCTTAGATGGATCCGCATTCAGCTTAGCAGTCTCACGTGCACGTTGTTCCCACGGACGCGTGTAACCACGCATCTCCTGAATTTCCTCAGGGGAAGGTTGTCTAAAGCGACTTGTCCTCTTTACTTCTTGCGGCGCTGCTTCTTCCACTTTTTGAGGTTGACTACCTTTGGATTGCTGCGCACGCGCATAGATGTCCCTAACTGCTTTAGGCATCGATGCGAGTTGTTTCTCAGAGATTTGAGGCACGCCAGATGCGTTTTCTTCGCCTGCTTCATCTTCTGCCCCAGGGACTTCTTCAGCGCTCTCATCGTCTTCGATGTTCTGTCGATGAGCTTCCTCATCTTCATCGTCGCCATATTCTTCATACTCTCCTCCTTGTTCAGGATCGTTTTCTTTAAGCCAATCTTCGCCTTCAGACTCTTCAGCATCAGGATCAATCTCGTGGAATCCTTCCCCGAGCTCATCATCCACATCATCAAACTCATCATCTGCTTTTTCTAACATAGTAATAACTTTAGATAAAGCTTCCTCGTCACCTAGTTCTAGGGCTAGATCAATGGCCTTAGTCATCTTTTGATAGATGCTATTTACTATTGCCCAATAGCTATCGCCTTCTGACTCTGAATGAGTCTTATTAGCGGCTTCTTTAGCTTTAGCCCAACGTTTTTCATCTCCAGGTGTTTTAATGAAAGCTGGCATTATTTACCTCTAGCCTTCATGTATATAGCGCGAACAGCAGGAGGAAGTTTTGCTAGCTCATCTTCAGAGATTTCACCAGCGCCCTTACCCTTAGCAGGTGCTTTTTCGTCAGAAGACTCCTTTTTAGTTCCAGTCTTCTCTGGCTTACCATATGTCTCAGTGTGGTGCTTAACGTGGTGTTCAGGTTCGGCGAGATTGATACCCTCGAAGGCATGCGTTGGTTTGTTTTTCCCGCGCGTTTTGAATGCCTCAGGATCCTTCGCATATTCTTCTTTAACTTTTTGAGCCCAATTTTTGCTTGGTTCGCTTTCATGCCACTGTTCCATGTCTTTTGCGAACTTTTGTAGTCGTGGGTCGTTTTCATCTAAAAAACTTCCTTGCTTCACATCTGCCAGTGAATGAACAGGGTGGGAGTCAAACGGGTGTGGGGTATATTTGTCCGACGATTGTACATCGTGATCATGTAGGTATGCTTCCTTAGCATCAACCTTTGCAGGATTGCCGATCAACGTTTCTTCAAAAGGATATCCACCTTCGTGCTGCGAGGATTTGTAATCTGGATGTCCCGGATGTTGGGGCATCTCGAGATACCTATAATCTGGAACGCCGTAGGGATTGTGTCCCTTGGCACTTAATTCAGCATGCTGGGGATCGGATTGATGGAATGGATTCCGTTTCGTTGACTTTGGACGACGACCCAGTCCTTTAGTTCCCTCTTGGAGTTTTCCGCTCTGAGGATTTCTATCCAGGCGTGTATAGTTACTTTCCCAACCTTCAGTTGGTACATAGTCTAATGCTAATGCTCCACCAGAGTGTGGTGCAGCACGACCAGCTAGATGCATAAGGGGAATTATCTTGTTGAGATGCTGATCTGCAACTTTTCTATGTTGAGCGATTTTACCTGGATCAGTACCAGGATCTTGGGCTGCTTTAAGTGCATTTTTATAGTGAGACACATGATGGCCCAATGCATCATGCATCATGGCGACATCTTTGTTCTTCAATTGATTAGCGAAAGCAACAACCGCAGCATTGGCCCCACGGCCCATAGAAGCGTTCGGACGAGCCATCTTCTCGAGTGACTCAAGAACTTTATCTATAATAACTTCATCTTTTGCATACGCTATGAGCGTCTGCAGAGTTGTATTGCCCTCGGCTTTCTTAAGCAATATCTCTCTGAAACCTTTAAGTTCCATGATATATCCTTAAGTTTGACGAGCCTTAGGTCTTGCTACCTGCACGAAGGCTGTTCCAGTTATCACTATAGTACATGAATAAGCTGCAGAAAAACCAGGTGTTACGAAGTTTATTCCCTCGTTATTGATTGGAACTGGCTGTCCATTACCTGAGTTAAACTTCTCGATCTCACCGCTAACCATTGTCATGGCTAAGGTTCCATCTATAGTGACTGTAACAGCAGCTGCTGCTCTTACCCTAAAGGTTTGATAGGGAAGTAAGATAAGTGTACCACCGGTACCTGAGAGTTGTTCCTCCCATACCTGACCCGATTCGGCCTGTCTTACTGCTTCATTGGCTGTATTTGCTGCACGCATCTATGTCTCCTTGCTATAGAGACATTATACCTCTGTCCTGACTTAAAAATATCAGGAAGCCTTGCGGAAGATCTCGTATAGTGACTTTTTAAGTCGATGCTTTGGACTTATTCCAAGTGACTCTAGAGCCTTCTCGTACTTAGTAACTTCATCCCAAGCTTCTTCTTCCGAGGTCCAAGTGAGGTCCTCATTGGCCTCAATCTCCACGAAGCGTCTTAATTCTTTCATCTCTTTATCGTAGACTACATAGTACACAAGGACAACCTTATCAACCCAGTAGATCTGACAGGTCTTGTAGATACCAAAATTATGCTTATATCCCAGGAGATCAACAAAGGCCTCTATGGCCTTCAAATTATCGCCCGTGGTAGGAACATTGACCTCAATGCGGTCGTTATTGTTCTTGTCGATAGTCTTACGTTTGATGGTAAGTTCACCTCTGTCATCAGTATAGCGGTATCTAATAAAGTTACCATCTTTGTCGATGAAGTAATCATCAAAAGAACTTACTAACATCTTTTTGTTAACCTTATAATTTGTAGTTATAAGCTCCATGAATTTGTTCATGGAGATGTCCTTTGCATCGTATTTTGATTCTATCTCTTTGAACACCATACCAACCTTAGTTTCTAGGTGGGGTCATCTTAAGGGAATCTCGCTTCTCTTTCGAGAATAAATTCTGCTTGTCCCTTATCTCTGCGCCACACTGTTTACATTTGTGTTTCTGGTACTTACCAGCACTCGTACGATAAAAGCCATTCTTTATAAATGTTGTACTTCCACACTTGCAGACGTGATCTGTCTCGTCGTGCCACAGGTTAAAGTTAATGCTGTTATCCCATGGAATAAGGATGTGGTAAAGTTCTTCCAGTGCCAAGACGTCGTATTTGTTGTATTTCTCCATCTCCGCCCAAGCTTTGGGATTGCCCTTGAGACATTCTGTCCACATCTCGTGACCAGGAAACTCCTTGTGCTTTAACTTCTTATATTTAACGCACAGTTTGTCGGTCATGTACTCCAACTTAGTACTCGTAAAACCAAAGTGCTTGCCAGCTATAATCTTTGTATCTATATGCTTGTAGCTACTTGGTGGTTGGAACTTATTGATGACAAACCTTGCATTAAGTTTCTTCTGGTCGAAATGTTTGCCGTTCTGTGTTATGACGATATCTGCTTCATCTAACAGATCCCATATACCTTGAAGGAGTTTCTTATCATTTGTTATGTCAGGAGCTTTACGCTGATCCTCGTACATTATCTTCGTTGGTGGATCATCAAGCCATTTTGCGCTCCAGCTTAGAACATGCCAGTCGGTGTCTATCTGGTTGAGGGATACGTTGTTCTCCCACAAACTCCAAACGTGCCCTATGATAGGTGCAGTCTCGATATCGAAAATTAGCACCTTGGGTCTTGCGAGCGCTGGAGTCTTAACTTTGGCTTTCTTAGACATTACATATCCTTTAGTTCGAGTACGGCAAGGATTTCTTGTTGCACTTCTTCTATGCTCTTGCCATCTACTTCTATTGTACACGCATTGAAGTAAGACGAATATTCATCCATGTTATCAGAGCACTTCTGCATGAACGTATTGCCTCTTGACTCCATGGCATCACCGGTCGCATACTCTTGCTTGGATGTTTTTGCCCTTACAAGATTCTTCAACGAGTTGCCTCGCAGATATACTACCTTATCGTAGATATTCTCTGGACAATAAGGAAAGGCTCGGTTAGATAGGTTTGCACCCTGCACATTAGCCTCCGACATGGTCTTTAAAAAAGAGAACTCGTTCCCACATGCTTGCCCGTAGGAGTATCCTGAGAGGATGCCTCTATCTTGAATGATATAGTCGTACTCATTTAAAGCAGGAACAATAAGCTTTTCAAGATGTATGGAGCGTATGGCTTGACTGAGATACTCCCTAGCGGGGATTGTTAACTCGGCATCATACTCGTTGCTGAGCATCATCTCTCGCAGCTTCATTGTGAGTGGAACATGATCCGTTCCAGGTTCCTTAGTCTGGAGAACTTTAAATCCCCTTGCTCTAAGTAAATCAACTAACCTCTGAGTTTGCGTGGTCTTTCCAACACCCTCAGTACCTTCTAGACAGATATAGCGTGCTTTTCTCATGATGTAATTATACAAATTACATCTGTGGCTTTGGGGCCTTTAAGGATTTCACCTTAGGAACGATGTGAGCATAATCAGGATGGTTGTCGAGTTCACCAGCTAACGCCTGTTTATGGATATTATGCATCTCTTGTCTGTGAGCAGGATCGGGCATCTGAGACCACATCTCAGGATGGACGCCGTAGTGCATATATGCTGGATTATAATCTTGCATATTTTTAGGAAGAAGGTTATTGGGGATTGCGTTGTAGAGCTCATGGGCACTATCTGTATCACCCATGCTATGAAGTTTGCCTACTTGATCTAAAGCTTCTTGGGCTTGAGAATTAGTATCTGACGCATTCTTTTTAGGGAGCTTGATATTATGTTTAGCGGCAAGATATGTCAGTCTATTATCTGCATCTGTGGCAGTCTTGCTCTTAGAAGCGGCTAAAAGTTTGTCCAAATTAGAAACTTTAGTGTGTTTAGACTTACTTTCTTTGCTAGCCTGAATTAAGCGCTTAGCCTGTTCATACGCATGCTGACGCTGCTGTGGTGATAAGCTCTTATTCTTTGCTGACTTGAGATGGGCTATCATCTTCTGAACCCTACGGGATGTAGCATCTTTAATAAGGTCTTCGTTCTCTACTAGCCTTTTAACTAATGCGTCGATGATATCCATATCTCTATTCTACCAGACGTGTCGCACAAATAAAAAAGGTGCAACTAGTGCACCTTTTTAAATCTAACTTTTAGAATCTAATTACTTACCGCAGTTTTCGAAAACGCAGTTGAAGCGAGGAGTGTATACGAAGAGAGCTCCGTACAGCACGATCGCGAACTCAAGCGCAGTCGTTACGATAGCAAAGTTGATCTTGCTAAGAGGAGCAAGTTGCTTGAAGCGCATATTCTCAGCACCCATATCAAGCAAGAAGGCTTCTCCAAGACCAGGAGACAACGCACCAGCCAACGTGTAGTTGGTCGATCCGATGTTTGCGAAGTTACCGCAGAACTGTTCAGTTCCAACAGCGCCGCCTGGAGCAGACAAGTACGCTTTCATGTACTTAACGCCCGATGGGATGCTGGAGATAGCCAAAACGATGTTCTGACCAACAGTGATTGTAGGAGCGGAAACAACTTGGAATGGAGCGCTTTCACCAGCGTCGTTCACCAAGGTAACCTTGATGTTATACGTACCAGCTGCAAGCTGCGAGCCCGAACCAGAACCCGATGCAGTAACTGCAAGAGATCCAAGCGAAGGAGCAAGCGAACCAGTAGCTTGAGGACGTGCGTACGAACGCGGACGCAAGAACAAGTTCGGCTTAAGGTCGATCACGCCGGCGGTTGTCGTAACTTTCGAAACGTCATAACCAACGGTTTGATTTGAAAGACCAGGAGCAGAACGGAATTGTGGATAGAATTGCTTTACGAAAGCCGACAAAACAGCCGGTTCCATGTGCAATTGGCTAGGAGCACCGAAGTTTTCCAGAGCGATAACTGCCAGGGCTTCGATGTCGTCCTGAGCAATAACGTTACCAGCTTGGTTCTGCACGATCGATTTTTGATCGCCGTAACCTTGGAAATCACCAGACTGTTGAAGAACGTCTGTGTCACCTTTTTTAAGTTGCTTTAAGAGACCTGCCATCACGATCGAGTTCGTGTTTACTGCAGAGTCAGCACCCGTGTTTGCACCAGTTGTTGCACCCAAGAAGTGAGACATACCCCAGTAGAGTTCACGCTCAACGTTCTTCAAAAGATGCATCGTTCCTTCTTTTGCCTGTTGAGCAACAACGTCGCCAACAGTTACACGAACAAGCGTCATTTGGTGCGAAACCTTACGACGAGTTCCGAAGAACACGATCTTTTGACCGTCACGTACGTAGGTCGAATCTTCCTCGATAGGGGCTCCACCTTCGCCGATGTACGGTGCAGAATCAGAACCGTATGCAAGCAAACGGTTGTACTGTTCGAACAAGTTGTAAGCTTTGTCAACGGCAATTGCCGGCCAGAGCTTCATGTTCTTCATATCAAAGGTTACACTCTTCAGAGTAGCTTCCAATGATTCTGCTTGAATTACGCCACCATATACGAGGTCGGTAGGCTTACCTGAACCACCGTAACCAGCGGTGATAGCCTTATTCAAGGCTTCAAGATCGGCAGCGGAAACTAGTCCCTGGTCCATACCTTGTAGAATTTGGTTAACTGCATCGTTTTGCATTTTCGTGCTCTCCTTTGATTACGAAATTTTGTACTTTCTTACTATCGACTCTAAGTCCGTTCCCATTTCAGCCTTGGCAACATCCATCGAATCAACATATGTTCCTGATTTCTTCAACTCAAATAACTTATCTGCAACTTGTGCTTTGCTAAGTGATTCGCCGCCATTTGCCTCAATACCTGATTTAAACAGGGGTTGAGTATTAGCAGTAACACCTTTTGGAGCAACAGGCTGTTCAGATAACTTATTCACTAGGTCAAGGATAGTACTCAGCTTAGCTTCAAGCGGCTGAATCTTCTCTTCAACATACGATTTCATCAGGGTCTCATGCTCAGCCGCGGATTTATCCATTTCAGCTTTGTGCATGGCGAGAAGCTTCTTAGCCATCTCTTTTTCTTTCTCTTCATGTTCCGGAGAACCTTCTTCGTTCTCTTTCTTTGACTTTTTCTTGTCGTCTTTATCTTCAGCTTTGTCCATCTCGTGGCGTCCACCATTTGGATCAGCTTGACGATTAGTTCCGCCCTTAGGCTGTTCACCATGACCACCGGGAGATTCGGAAGGACCTTGGCCGTGTTTCATGCCTTCGCCAGCTACAGGCTTGTGATGTCCACCATCTGGATCAGCTTCACGATTCTTGCCTTCGCCTTTGTCCATATCTTTGTCTTCCTTGTCGTCTTCGTCTTTATCTTCTTTTTTAGCATGAAGATCGCCATTTGCAGGCTTGCCAGCGATTCCATCGCCGGGACCTTCAATTTTGATCTCAGAGGCTGAGAAACGTGACTTACGAAGCTCTTCCAGTTCGGAAAGCGTCTCGTCGATCAGGTCGTTCAGGCTCTTTGTAAGTTCTTTGTCCATGTTCCAGTCTCCTAGGGTTAGACCTATTATTGACCTTGACCAAGAAGATCGCTAGAACCACGAATATAAGCTAAAGTATCTGTTGAAGGAGTTGGATTCCCCAAAGTAGTGTTGTTACAGATAATGATATCGTTAGCACGGCCAGCAAGAGCAGCAAGAACTTGAGCAGCAGTTGCGCTGTCAATTACAGTTGGAACAGTCGTTCCAGCAGAGTTTTGCAAAGTCAATTGTCCAGGATTAGCGGTTCCGATACCAAGAAAAGGCGATACAGTTCCGTCAATGCCACCAACTTGTGAAGGATTGAACACTGCAGCAGCATAGCTGATCCACAAAGTGTTTCCGCCGTCAGTAACTTGAACATTTGCTACACCATTTACATAGCCTTGAGCGCTTACAGTAAGTCCCTGAATCATAAGATCACGAGCGATCTTGTTCATCATCGCTTGGATATTAGGGTTTGTATTAGCCATTGAGAGTATCTCCTTATTTCGATTGAGTTCTAGACTCAGTTAATATTTACTATACCACGGGCCCAGAGTTAAACTACCTGAACCGTACTTACTTCTTACCTTCAGAACCGAACACTTCTCTGTACAGCTTTTCAAGGCTCCAGGTGTTGTTACAGTCCCTACATTTAACCTGATGTTTGGCATAAATCTGCTCTTTGCCGCACTTATCACAAGTTATATACTTAAAACCCATTATACCGCCTTCAAGAGACTCTGCCTGCAGTACTGCACCATATACTCGACCAGTAGGAGCTGCAGAGCCACCATATCCGGCCGTGAGAGCTTTCTTAACTTGCTGATTTGACTTATTCTTATGTGCATTATAGTATTGCATAATCTCTTTAACGTAAGGATTATCTTTTATTGCTCCGTGACCGCCAGATTTCACTTTATTCCAGCTCCCCTTGAGACCATTAAGCCAGGAATAGGCCAACTGCTCGGGACTTTTGGTCCTGGATTTGTTCCTATTATATAGAGCCACCGCGAAGTCGGCTGCAGCATTAGGATCTTGGTTGAGTGCATCAGTGAATAACTTGTGATTCTTCTTCATGTCCTTAGCGGCTTCAACTAACTTAGGATACTTCTTAGCTAACTCATGGTCATTTTTGAGGACATACGCTGCAGAATTAGGCATCATTCCAAACATACCGCCGGCAGTTTGCCCCTCATGAGGAGAGCCTTTGGATGCTATAGTACGATGCTTATAGTTCTTAGCACCACTTGATTCTTTAAGGCCGATGGCACCAAGCATTGGATTAGTCGATGCAACTTTTTCGTATACTTCTTGGTGATTCTTTGGGAGATTAGCTAGATCAAGCGCTTGCTGCTGCTGTACCTGTGGGGCAGGAGCTTTAGGTGCTTGTGCTGTCTGCGGCATTGCCATAGCACCAGCCAAAGCAGCTCCAGCGACAGCGTTCTTTATTCCCTTGTCTAACTCCTCATCTTTAAGTTGAGTCATCATAGAGCTAATCTTTGCGACGTTATCCTTAATCTTATGCTCTAAAGCATGATCGATTATTTCCTTACGCGTTGGCATAATGATCTCCACTTCCAAACCATTATTATTGAGAAGTTCAGCGATCTTGTTAAGATTTTCTTGTATCTTGCCCGCGGAGGCGTCGCGGGTTATGTGGCGAAACGACGGGACATTTGTTTGGGCCAGGTGCAAAACAGATTTTATGAGTTGAAGATCAGCGATATCATCTACAGAGGATTTCTCTAGATTTATTGGCTCAACTATAGTTGTATTATTAGCAGGAGTAAAGGTTAACGCAACTGAGTGAATCTTCGTTCTTGCTAGGAGGGAAGGATCAGCTACTCCACGGGATATAACACCACCTTCTACACTTGCCTTTAAGTGAAGAGGGGCGTCGGCTTTATGTATATGTCTTAATATCGCTGCAGCTGCCTTAGCATTAGGATGATCTTCGTCGTCATAGAGTTGACCAGCAACATAAATATAAGGAGCTTTAACTTTGTTCCAATAGTAGGTTTGACGTTCATTGTCGCAATCCTCAGCTTTGAAAATCTTCTTAGCTGATGTGACTCTGCCAATACTATTAAAATGTCCCTTCCCGTGGTTGTCATTTAAGCGACCAACTCCATTTATAAGGTCAGTTATGTCTGCACCTTCAACGCTGAGCATCTCGCCCTGAGTATCGCGCAGGGCTGACCCTGCTATCATATCTATTTCAAGTGGTTTTTTAGCCATGATACTATCATATCAGGCTCCTTACATAAGGACTTCTTAAACTCTTCAAATTGTTCCGCGGTGTTCTTTTTGTTACCATATTCACTGTGGAATAGATCATGCACGTTTTCATGTAGGGTTATGGCATTATCCATGTCTAAAATTTTAGAGGCGTCCTTGCTTACACCAATAATGTGATGAACTTCTAATCTCCCAGTCATGCCGGTTAATTGACACTTAAAGTCATCTCTTTCCATAATTCGCTCCCTAAATTCTCTATATTCTATAGAATCTCTGATCTTAGCAACATCGCTCTTATCATAAAAACCTTTCCATTCGCTTTCATCAATATCATATTGGGCAACACTCAATGCTTTCTTGTGAGCATCAGTTGCTTTAATACCCTTCTTAGCTTTCGATATCTTATCACCCCAGGTAATTACTCGACCAGGTTTTGATGTATTACATAGTCCTGCTTCAACACAACATTGGCGACATAGCGCATTTCTACGACACCAACGAACCTCTCGTTGACCATGTTTACATTCAACTATAACTTTTAAATTTGATTGTTCTTTTAATTGTTCAACCGGTATAGTCGAACTGCGGTATATAACGTGAGTAGTTATAATCTTGTTCATTCATAAATTATACCTCAATAAACCCTAACCATGATTAAAAATCTTTCTTAAGAAGAATGCGATTATCAGAACCACTCAGAGTTATAATGCCAGGGCGACGAACTGGATATTGGGTACTAATAGATGCTTTAAAAATATTAGGAAACGATTTCTCTAGGAATTGACCTAGTCTTCCTATTAAAATCTGTCCCTGTCTGGTTATTTTATCTTCAGAAAACATCGTTTTATCTGTGGACCTTATAATCATCTGAACCCTCTTTAACAACAGGTTCATCGTTAGACTGCATATTGGAAAAAGCGTCATCTTCCCTCATTTTACCAAGGGCTATTTTCTCTATCTTTTTGACCGTCTCAGTAGATACATTAAGCAACGAAGCTATCTCCATGTCCGAAGGAGCCTTAATGTACTTAAAAAAGCAATAGTTAGCAAGTTGGTGATCAACTGCCCACGGACACCCAGGAAGTTTAGCTTCCTCTTCTTCAGATAACTCTTGTCCTGCATTTCTTATCGATTTTAAACGCAGCACAGCCAGGGGACACCAGGTATCCGGCACTTCTTCTAGCTGGCGCGGACACCTATTGTCCATTTTGGACTGTGGCTTAGTCATTACTGAATAGTAGGCTGAATTGTATTATCTACAGGTGGAAGAACGTCTACTGGTCGATCTTCAGGTTTTGGGTTGCGAACACCAAGGAGCTCGATGGTGTGATCTAATTCATTCAACTTCACTACAACTTTGTCTCCGACATTTTTACCTGCAAGCTCGGCGATGAGACTAGGGACTCCGCAATCAGCGAGGCGAATACGCGAACGGAAGATACCTTTCCCACCTTCAGCTTCTGAAGTAAGAATAACAGTGGAATCTGGCGACACCGTAGTCGCAACTGTGAATCCGTCTCGTGTATCTTCCGTGTCAGATGCCTCATTGAAATCCTTTATTCGAAGTTCGTCTGCAACCGCAGCAAGATCCTTGAGATCCAAATTTGAAACTTTCTGAACAGCAAGGAACTTATATTGAAGTTCGTTGATCAGACCCAAGGCACGACCAAGGTCTTCCGCCATGGACTTGTTGTTGTTCAGCATCTGCTGAATCATCATCTGAGAGATGCGACTCGACATCTGAAGGTTTGCTAACTCTGTTTTGAGTTCACGAAGTTGCTCTTTCTTTGACGACTCTGCTGGCTGTCTAAAACCTTTCATCTAGTTCTCCTTTTCGATTACTCTTTTATACATTGCTTTAAAAAATGCTACTTCTTCTGTAGTTAAAATTGCTTTATCCTCAGGTTGACCAAAGACAGCGGCAAGCTTACCGTTCAAAAATGACCTAATATCAGTCTCAAGATCATCATACAGCGGTCCTTTGTTCTTGAGGATCCGTGAAAGTGCCAGGACGTCATTTATTGCATTGGCTTTTTCTAGTAGAAGCCGTTGGTCAATAGGTTTTTTCGCGCTACTTTCATTAGTATTCCCAGTTGCCCTAGCAGGACTAGGAGGTCGTTTCTGGTCTGAAGTTTCTTTGTTGGCGAGTAGATTTTCCGTACCTGGTACATCTATGTTAAACTCCTTACAAAAGTTAGGAAGAGTGATGCTCTCAAATCCATACTTAGAGCCCATAGTTGAATACATAGAACGAGCACGCGTGAACTGAGCCTTAGTAAGTGGTTCGTTATTGTCAACACAACGTTGCCAGTGAGCCTCAACGTTGGGATCATGCATTAGGATGCGTTTAACACCAGCTTGTTCTTCCAACTCACGAAGGGCTTCCATACCGTCATCGTCCAACAATGGAGTTCTGTTGTAGATCTTAGGCCAGATAAGTTCCCCATAGTACGAACGATCCAATATAATATCGTTTGTTGCAGCACTTAAAACTATATCTACCATCTCTTGGAGATAATTATCTGCATTTTGTCCCTTTGGAGGGGCAGACATGTGAATGACTTTATATCCTATAGACTCGAAATGCTTAGCAACTGTACTTTTGCCAGTTCTATCTAGTCCTTCAAGTAATACCAAAGACATTATAATCCCTTCTCGTTGAGGGGATTATACAGAAATTATTATCCTTGGTTATCTAATTTGTTCAGCGGGTTTGCTACTACTGTTCCACCGATATTGGATGCTTTTGATGCACCAAACTGTTTAGCAGCATCTTTAAGTGGATTATGTCCAGCATGTACTGCATTTGCAGCAGCCTCAGCGTGGAGTTTTTCCATGTCCATCTTGTGCTTTTCACCATCACGCTCATGAGCTTCTTCTGCATGGTGATTCTCAAGCTTCTGCTGCTCAGCTTCAGCCTGTTGTGCCTGAGCTTCCTGAGAAGCCTGGTCCTGCATCTGCTCGCGCTGAACCTTAGCATTATCGATGGCTAATAAGTTCTGCTGCCACTGCATGAACGCTGGATCAGCAGGGAAATACTGAAGTTCACGGCGCTTAGAAGCATCTTTATCACCGAAGAAGAGCTCTCGGATCTCACCTTTGGTGTAGTTCTTCTCTATAATCATCCAGAACGCTTGGTTCATGGGGAGATCGGCTCCTGGACTGTCTATTTTAGTCTTCTGAGCTTGAGTGAGTAGGTCATTCATGCTCTTATATACGGTCATCTCTGCTTGCATCTGAGCAATCTCAGTCTGAGGAGTATCGTCCGTATATCCGGTGAACTTAAACTTGTACTTTTGAGCTAGACGCTTATCTAGGGCAGGAATAATCTCGCCATTTATGATGTCTTCAAAGTATAGAAGCATCGGCTGAAAACCGCGCTCGCGAGAGTAGGCAATCTTATACTCGTTGTTTGCCTGCTGCATGGGTGAACGACCAGTGGCACTAACTAAGTAATCCAAGCCGATCTCAACGGGGTCAATTTGGAATTGAGCGCATAGAATACGCATCAGATGGTTGTTGAAGTTGATATATTCCATCTCTTTGGCAGAGGCAGACATCGGAACCCATTGAACTTCATCCAGACCAGCCACGATCGGCGTTCTCCATGCGTGTTGAGCACCGGAGATAGTATTGTAGAACTGACGACGGAAATTCATCAGTTGACTCTGTGTGACTGTACCCTTAAGGTGAAGTACTCCACGGGCGGCGTAACCTTGTGTAAAGAAGTTCGAGTTATAGTTCTCAACATTCAAATGATTGGTGATGTTAATGATGGACATCTCAACAGGTCCGTAGCAATAGCCGTTGCTGTCTGCGAAGTTCTGTGGATTAAAATTCTTGAAGATCAGATCCTCATCACCAAAGTTGGCAATAGGACGATTGTCGTATGATACCTGTACAAACTTGTAGTAATCGATCGGAACTTGATTGATAACTTGGTCCTGTCTGGGATCATTGTCAGATCTAGGAACGTTATATACCTTAGCTGCAGCATTGGCTTCAGACTCAATCTGAGCTTTAGGAACCATGCGGTTTACACGGTAAATGGACTCAGCAGGAAGAAGTCTGAAACGATGTAAGCCACCGCCACGAGTCTTAACTTTTTCAATGGCCGTATGTCCGAACGTAAGAGCGTCACGACCCGCAAGTTTTAAAAATTCCCCAAACAGCATGCGGTCGTCATGAGGTGTATTCTCTTTACGGCCGCAGTTATAGATGAAGTCCTCTAGGGCTGCGATCTCCTTGCGATCCTCATCGGTGTATGCCTCTGCCTCATTACGCTTAGATATGCAAAAGCCTTCTTTATGTC